GCACGGTCCAGCAACAACGTGTCAATGACGTGCTGCTTCTCATCACGGTTGAGCGACCTACCAAGGCGCGTCTGCTCGTACGAGATGGCTTGCTTGACGTTGTCGCGGAACAGCAGGCTTGCACGCAGCTGATCCTTGTCCCTAATACTTGGAAACGCCAGAGTGTCCAGCCCATTGCGCACCAGCGTTGATTCCAACTGGTCAGCATCGACCGAAGCCTGCGCCATTTTGCTCGGGTCCGCCGTGTCCTTCAACAACTTGACGTACGTGCCTGGCGTCAGGCGATTGCGGTTCTTGTCCAAGTAATCGACACTCAACACGCTCGGATCACGGGCGATCTCCTCCATAACGACGAGTTCGTCGGTTTCCCTCTGCCCACTCAGCAACTTGGCCTGATCGGTCGGCTTCAGCGTGCCCCACAATTCAGGTGGGATCTGTCCGACGTTGTTGCCGGGGACCGCCAGGAACTCGGTGATCGAGTCCATGCGACCACGGTATTCCTCCTTTACGAGCGCTTCCTCCTGCGCAAACTGCGTCCGTAGGTTCGACTGAACTTGCTTGCGAACCTCGGGGTCTTGGATGCGCTCGGCCACGGTCAGAGCATCGCGCAGCGTCAGCGGTCGGCGTGCCTCGTCGCGGTCTGAGTTGTCCAACGAGTTCAGGTTGCGCGGGTCGATGGCTTCGCCGTTGCGGTTGGCGGTGTATCCGATGCGATACAGGCCGTCCTCGGCTGCATCGTCCTTGCCCACCATGCCGAGCAGCCCGCCGCGTGTGACTGTTTGGCCTTCCGCAAGCATCCCGAAGACATCGACATTGTTGAGCGTCAGCGTGGTGCCATCGGTCGTTTCAATCGTAACCGTGTTGCCATCGACGCTCGTGATGGTGCCGTTGGCCGGCGCGTTGACGGGAGCGCCCGGAGGCGCCTCAATGTTCACGCCCTTGCCATCGACGTTGATGCGACCGTTCTCAATGATCTGGTCAAAGTTGCCCGTGCCGGCGGGCGTGTCGAGCACCCCGGTCGTGCGGATATTCGTAGTCAACTCGTCCACCATCTGACGCTTGCGGTTGGCGTCAAGCGATGCAATCATCGCGTCACCCTTGGCTGGATCGATTCGGTTGAGCTCCAACTGCTTACGCACGTAGTCGAGCCCGTCCTGATACTGGCTGTCCATCATCAGTCGGTTCACGACGCCCTGCGCAGCCTGCGTGTAAACCGCGTTCTCTAGTTCGCGCATCTGGGCGCTGTCCTCGGCGTAGCCGCGCAGACGACCCACGGTGCGGATCTCATTCAGCGCCACGCCGAGGTTGGTGTTGTATGCGCCGGTCGGGAGCCCGTCGGTCGTGACGGCATCGCGCTCCTTGTAGTCCACGATGGCGAGACTGATGTACTGGTTGGCCCGAGCGGTGGCCTCGCCGGCAGCGTAGACCTTGACTTGCTGGTCCCGGTGCGTCTGCACCTGCGCCTGGAAGGTCATCATGTTGCGGGCGAGGACGTTCTGATAGAGCCGCTTCTGGCCCTCGTTCAGGCGGTCCATGCTCGCCTGTCCGGCCTGAATCAACTGCTCGTTGACGCTGACGTATGACGTTTCGGCGTCCTTGCCGGCGGTGTTCATGTAGCCGTTCTGGCCACGCATGATCTCGTTGGCCTGTTGCAGGAATGCGACGTCGCTTTCCTTGGCAGCGGCCTCGTCAATCTGGTCCTGCATCGCATCGCCGATGCTGAACGCCGTCATGCCTGCGCGGGTCAACTGCTGTCCGAACTGCTGGACCTGCTCGCCCGTGTAGTTGCGCATTGGCTCCACGGCGGGAGCCTGGAACTGGCCGATGTCACCACCTCCGGGCGGGGTGACTTGCGGGACGAAGGTGGTCGGGACGGTTGGCATGGGTACCTCAGAATCGTTCGGTGGCTACGCCTTGCAGCAGTTCGTCAATGCGCTTGTTACGGGCCCAATTGGCGCCGATATCGACTGCGCTTCCGAGCAGGCTGGTAGCAGCCCCGAAGCCCGGCATGATCGTGCCGGCTGCGCTCGATAGGTTCCGGCTTGACAGTTCGGCCATCGTGGCCTGCGTGCCGAGGTTGAACGCCTGCAACCGGGCAGCCTCCTGCGCTCGTACGGTCGATGCGTTGATGGCGAGCCGGTCGATCTCCTTGACCAGGTCCATGCTGGCGACGACTTCCTTGGCCGTCCCCTGCCCAAGCGCGATACCTCGAGCAGCCATCCCGGTGCGAGCGCCGGCACGGGCCTGACCTGCCCGCATGGTGTACTGGCCGGCTGCGGCCTGCCCCTGCTGTCCGACCTGCGTAGCGGTGAACTCGGCTGCCCGACGGTTGATGCGCGTCATCTGCGCGGCGAACGCCGCGTTCTGCGCCTGCATCTTGAGCTGGTTCTGCTGTGACTTCAGCGAGTAGTACGACCCGATGGCCCCGGTAAACGCGCCGAAGATCGACGCGATGTTGCCGCCGATCTGCAAGCCCTCGGACAGCTGCGAGCCGAGCGTGAACCGTTCGCCGACGGTCGGCACGTCTCCCGGGGTCAGCGAGAACTCTGGACGCATCAATGAGAATTGGCTCATCGTCAGTCTCCTAGCGCAACTTCAAGGGTCAGACCAACTACCGTCAGTGGCAGCGGGTCGGCTTGCCGAATGTAAACTTGACCGCCGGCCCGCCAGGCTGGCTTCAGGTCAACGTCGATTTCGTCGGACTTCAGGCTCGGCGGGGTGCCGTATGGCTCAGTCGTGCGCTGCTTGGCCTCCACAAGCCGGTCAGCCGTCGGGCCCACGAAGATGCCGCTCGACTTAAACACCCGCAAGTATGCCTTGTTGACGTTCTTATAACGCCCCTGCCCGTAACCGTCGATGCTCATCACCGCCGGCAGGGTCTGTAGATCGCTCTCGTAGGGCAGGCCGACGTGGATCAGGACTGCGGCACGGTCGAGCGTCACGGAGCCGCTGGAGACGGTTTCCTGCGGCTGTACGGCCCCGTCAGCGAGGATGCTGACCGTTGCTCCCTCCAAGTGCGCCAAACCGCTCACGGTGTCTCTAGCGAACGCCCAGACGGTCGTGGCGGTGTTGCGCAGGGCGACGGGCAGCGTGACGTCCACGCGGGCGGTCGCCACCGTCGTGCTGCTCGTGCCGATAATGCGAAGTCGGTACTTGTTGCCAGCCGTGTCGGTCAGGACGATGGCGTCATTGACGTCGGTCGTGGCCGGATAAGCGAAGATCGCGCTGCTAGCCGTGATCGTCAGCACGTCGGACGGACCCCAAGTCGTGCCGCCAGAAACAGTTACGGTCGTTGCCGTGGTGTTGGCGCCGTCATAGGTGCAGCCAGAATCCACGAAGAAGCAATTCTCAAGCGTTGTGATATGCCGGCTTGCCATGCGTTCGATGTAGCGCACCGAGTTCCCGTTGATCGTGCGCTTGACGATAACGTACAGGCGGTCCTCATTGCCCTCGGCAACGGCGGTGCACGACTCGTACATGCCAAGCGTGTCGTGCTGCGCCCAGGCGCCGATCTGCTGCTCGGGCATGTAGGTCAGACTCAACAGGTTGCCGTTGCTGCTGACGAACCACAGGATCGGTTGCGGGCTCTTGCTGTAGCACATGTCAACCAACGTCAGGTCATCGAACAGGTGGGCTGCCCGGATGGACAGGTCGCCAGTAATAAACCCGCTGGACTGCCACGAGTAACCGAGCTCGCGCACGTGCCCGCCTCGAGCAGCGCAGTACACGACCGTGTTGTTCACGATCTCGGGCTGGACGTCGTTGGCACCGATGTACGACTGCGGGCGCACGCTGATCGTGGTCGGCGTCAGCGCATCGGAGTTGATCGGGCTGACACGCCATTCCGCGCTGCTGGTCATCAGCAGCAACTGCGTCAGCGGGACGATGTGATTGATTGTGTTGAGTTCGCGGGCAGCCACGCGGATGCTGATACGGTCGCTGTCCTTGACCGGCAACGAGTACGACAGGTCGCTCTCCGTGCCCGAGCGCGTCATCCAGATCGTCTGCGGAGCATTGTTTGTGCCGGCAAAGACGCGCCGCTGCTCGTAGTACGACACTGATCGCGGGTAGTTGTTCGCGCTGCTGAACGGGGTTTCAACAATGGGCGGAGTGATGCCCATGTCAGGCGCGATGTTGTCATCGTCAAACGACGTGGCAGCCGTCTGCCCGATGTATCCATACAGGCCGCTCTGACGCTTGTACACGTTGTACCGGAGCGCCCCCGCGACTGCGCTCCAGCTGATCGTGTTCTTGGCGCCGATGGCGTTCAGGTTGTTGATGACGTTGCCGGTCGGGCTGGCCGCGCTCTCGTCCGCACCGTTCTGCGCAATGGCCGTCACGACGTAGTAGTTGTCGAAGTCGAGGCTCTTGTCGCCGAACTGCACGAACCCGCCGCTCGTCCATGCGGTGTAGGCCGTGGTGTTGACCGGGACGCCCGTGTCGTACGCCTTGACCGAGAAAGTGTTAGTCGTTGGAACTGTGTTGACGAGGTAGAACCCGCTCAACTGCGTCATCGTGCCGCCGTTGATGTACACGCTGTCGCCGATGGCGAAACCGTGGTTGCCGACCGTAGTCACAACACCCGGGTTTGCCTGCGTGATGCCCGTGATGTTGAGCGCGTCACCTCGACTGGCCGTGACCGTTGGGGCTCCAGGCACTGCGACCGGAGCGACGAACGTGATCGTTGTCAGAGTCCACGTCGTGGCACCAAGACGGCGCAGTTCACGCGGCGCGTGATTAGGGTGCACAAGCGTCAGGACGTCGCCAGACTGCACGTAGTGGATCGAGAACAGGTCAGCCTCTTGGTAGGGAGACGGGATCTCGTAGGCGCTTGACGGCAGCGGATACCAGTACGTCGCGTTCGGCGGTGCGTTGCCAGTCGTGGCCGCGATGCAGTAGTAGTTCACCCCACCCGAGGACACCAAATCGCCAACCACGTATGCGGTCGCACCGTTGTAGGCCGCCGGCGACCCAGCCTGCAACGTGCTGCCCTGCGTGTGGAATCGGATGTAGCCCTGCCCAAACTCGAGCACCATCGTCTGCGTCGTGCTGTACGTGAACGGCAGCAGTCGCGTGCGCTTGGTGCTGTCCTTGACCGTTGCAACGTAGAACGTGCCAGGCCGGTTCTCTGCCGGCCCCTGCGGGGTTGGGATGAAGTTCCGCAGCTTGGCGGCTCCGGTCTGGAACTTGATGTCATCAATACGCCCGAACATCTCCGGCGACAGTTCGCCGCCAGCGAACGACCTGTTGTAGATGCGGGTGCTTGGCATAGGTCAGCGTCCTGCGATCCAGCCCGTGATGTGTTCCGGCTTGATGTTGCGCTGGTTGGCGTCAGACATGCGGGCTTGCTGCAAGTACGCCATCATCATCTGCGCCTGCCGCTTGCCCTCAGCCGCGCCCTGATCGCCCTTGATGACCGGGCCGGCAAGCATGGCGGCGAGGTGGTGCGACAGCGCCATGACGAACAGCGGGTCGAACTTGGTCGGGTCCGTGATGAGCGCCTGGTATCGCAGCAGCGCGTTCTCTTGATCGGTATACAGCACCTTGTTGCCGGACGTGTCCGTCTCAATGCTGTACGGCTGCGGCACGTAACGCCCAGCTGCAACGAGCGGTGCGTAGTTGTGCAGGAAGTCTGGGGTATCGCTTGGGACGAACTTGGCTGCGTAGTCGTTCTCAGCGTCGTGCGGCAGCACGCTGACGGCAACCATCATGTTGCCTGGGCAGGCATAGGCGTACTTCCACATGGAGTACGGCATCGAGACCTGCGCGAGCAGTGCGCGACGGGACGCGAAGTTCCAGGCGTGCATCTGAAGCAGGCTGTCCCGGGCGATGGGGTAGAACCGAGCGCAGTGCTCGGCCTGAGCCGACCCTTCCGGCGGGTCGATGCTGGCGATGGAGGCGTCGTCGCCGAGGTGCGCGAGTGCCAGATTGCAGATCTCAACCACGCTTGCCATTCGATCCTCCTAGGAAAAGAGGGGCGCCGGGTGTTTAGGCCGACGCCCCTCCAGAGTCACATGCGTCGTATCAGTCCGCCGTGACGGTGGTCTTGGCTGGCCGGCCTCGCTTGGGTCGCACCACAGGCACGACTTCAGGCTGCTCCGACTGGCGGGGCGCGTCGATGGGTTCGACGTTCCCGTTGGCAGGACCGTTGTACTCGAAGACTTCGCCCTCCTTGCGGAAGCCGTTGTCGATGAAACACGTCACGAGTGCGCGGACTTTCATGTCAGGTCACCGAGAAGCCGCTGGCGTAGAACTTGCGACCGTCCTGGATGTCCATGACGACGTAAGCGCACACGCTGCCGGTGGTCGGGGTGGTTCCGACCGTGGTGTACCGAGCGCCAATGTACCGCTGTCCGGTAGACAGGAGCTGCGGATTGAAACGCACAGAGAACTGCGCGTTCGCCGTCAGGCTTGCCTGCAAGACAGGGCCAGACGAACCGATCACCGTCACGCCAGTTGAGAGAGCGGCGTTGGTCGCGCCGATGATCTCAAACGTCAGGGACGTGAGGTTGTTGTAGGCCGCGACAGTGACGAAGTTCATGAACAGATCAGAGCCTTCGCCAATGTCACGAGCGACCGCCAAATCGATGGTGTCCGTTGAGAGCACCGGAGTGCCGGAAACAGGGAGTGCTGCCTGGCCGGTGATAACTCCCGAGGCCGGGACGGTTCCAGAGACGACGAGATTGTTGTCAAGAATCATTGTGTTAGTTCCTTTCTGTCGGTCCTATCAGGACACGACGGCTTCGGTGTTGACGATGGCATCCACGCGGCGGCACGGAACGCCCTGGAAAGTCAGCCAGCTGTACGGCGTGCCGAACTGCGAGAGACCGTCGTTGACCTTCAGAACTGCCTGGCTCTTATCGAGCGCAGCAATCGCAAGGCCGCTGTGGACGGTGCGGTTCATGTAGAACGCGGCCCGACCCATGCCCATGTTGGGGATGCGGTACAGGGCGCGGCTCATCAGCTTGATGATGGCGGTCGAAGCCGTGGAAGCCTGCGTGGTGGTCTGCGCCATCAGGTCAGCAGTGTTGATGTTGCAGATGCGGACCACGTAGCGCCAGTCCTTGACCACCAAACCGTTCTTCCACTGGTAGCGGGTGGCATACGCCTGAAGACGGGTGCCATCGCTGTTGTAGACGGTCTGCTCGCCGAGGTCTTCGTGGATCAGGCCGGCGCTGCTGCCCTTGGGGAAGGGGCAGTACACGGTCTGGTCACCCCACACGACGAGGTAAATCGACGTGTTGGTGGTGGCATCGCTACCGCCGGCGGTGATGATGTTCTGCGAGTTGTTCGGGCTGCCGGCGCCGATGTCCGAGTAACGCGGCGCGAGGCCGAGGAACTGCTTCGGATCGGTGGCGGGGTTGCCGTAGAACAGGGTGGTGGCCTGAGTCTGGTTCATCGCCTCGAGGAAGGCGACGTCTTCGGACAGGCGGAACTGAGCGGTGTTGCCGTTCAGCATCGCCAGATCCTTGTCCACCTCGCTGCGGGCTTCCAGAATGCCGCAAGCCTCATCGACCTGAGCGGTCGTGCTCTTGCTGTTCGGGATGCCCTGGTTGAGTGCGCGCCAGTACACCGAGGGAAGCCCGGTGCGGATGACGACGCGCTCGCCCGTGGGGAGGTTGCCTTCCTTGAAGACGCAGTCCTCAAGGATTTCGTTCGACTGCGAGAGGAGTTCCGCGATGACCGGGACGCGGCCATCCGGATCGGTGCGCTTGGCCCAGTCGGCAAGCGTCAGATTCGACGTAGAGAGAGTTGCCATGTTGCGATTCCTTTGTAGGGGTTAGTTACGAGTACAGAACATCGGCCAGATCGGAGAACGACTTGGGGCCGGCCTTGGCCTGCCCGGTCGAGCCCGTCACGACACGATCCTCACTGATTGCCTTGCCTGCGCGGAAGAACAACCGGACGATCTCCGGGTGATTCCCCAGCCCAGACTCGTTGAGCAGCGTGCGGAGCTCGGTAGTGCCGAACGCATCCAGCGCCTTCTTGGCAACGGCCAGGTTCTCGGCAAGCGCGGGGCCGCCGAATTCCCTGTCCTGCTTGGATGCCTCCATCCAAGCGCCCTGAACGGCCTGAATCTGAGCCATTTGACGTTCGGCCATCTTCGGGCCCATGACGTCAAGCAGCTTCTGCGCAGCGTCCTGACTCAGCTTGAGTTCCCGTGCGACCTCCGAGTACGCGGTGATGGTGTCACCGTCAAACTCCTGACCTTCAGGAGCCTTGAATTCGTACTTCTCAGGCGTGGTCGGCTTGGCGTCGGCGGGTGCCTCGGCGGCCTTCTCTGCCTGTCCGATCACAGGGGCGTCCTGCGCCTTGGCCGTATCGGCGGGCGCAGTCTGAGGTGCAGACGCCTTCTGCTCGCCATACAACTTCTCCGCCGTCGCGGAGGTGTTGCTGGCATTCGATGATGTGGGCGCCTCACTGGTTGGGGTCGCCAGCATCGTCGTTGGTTCGTTCATTCGTGTGTTCCTTCAACATGACCGGATAAAGTTCCGGGCATACGGCATGGATAATACCAAGTAACTGTAGGCCGTAGTTACGGTTACCTTCAGAGAAGGCCATTGTCATGCTGTTGGTAGCGAACGATGACCGGAATACCCCGGCCCTGTCCAGCAAACGCCACACCATGCGCCGGCCACGCTTGTTGTTCATCAGCCACTTGACGTCGGCGGCCTCGTTCTCGCGCTCGAGGCGTTCACGCTGGTCGCGCTCGGCCTTGTTGCGCTCTTGTCCACGGATATCAAGTGGGTCGTAATTGCTCACGTTTGGACTGTCTGAGATGGCGAATGTTGAACTAGCAACGTCAGGAGATACCGTTGACCTCGTTGACGGTCAGGATCACAGACGGCGTAGCCGGCCTGGTCGGAGTCGATAGCGCGCCTTCGTAGGCAATCGACACGGCGGTATTTGGCGTGGACCAAATGATCTGCGCGTACTGGCCGGCGTTCATGGTCACGAAAAAGTTCCATGCTGCAACCAGCAACCCGTCACCACCACCATGCTTTCTCGGCAGTGTGATCTGTGTATTGCTGTTTGCGACATTGGTTCCGTTCAATGCGAGCCACACGCTTACGTTGTGCTCCGATGAGTTGTCTGTGTTCTTGAACTGGGCGCTGAATTGGATGTTGTAGACCGAAGCGCGTGTCACTGTGATTTGGCTGTTGCTCACAACCGAAACTCCATGCGAGAAGTCGGTTGTGTCGTATTCCATTGGCGTAGCAGTGTTTGCAAGCGCAGTCTGGTTTGACACGTCAAAAAACCCACCCGTATGCGGAGCTTTAGCGAAGATGAGTTCGCTGCCGTCGGGATCTTTCAAGCCAGCGAAATCGCCTGTGGTTGAGTTGTAAAGCCAAGGACCACCGGGCGTCTTCATAAAGTATGGCATTCAATCCTCTCAAACTTCCAGCGCCGACGGGCTGGTGTATCCACTGAACATGTTCATCACGTCAGTCAGGGCGTTCTGCTGTCCGGTCGGAGCCTGCGCCATGTTCTTGACCGTCTGCGACGACTGTTGCAATGCCGCTGACTGCTCCTTGGCCGCCATCGCTTGGTTGCGGGCGGTTCGGATTGCCGCGACCTCCTTGTCGGCGATGATGAGCGACGGGTCCACGCCAAGCATGTCGGCGTAGATGTCGGCCCACTGGTCGCTGTCGAACTTGTCGAGGATGTCCGGCTTCATCGTGGCGATCTGGCCGAGGTTTCCAACGAAGCGGTCAACCGAGTTCGTGCCGATGGCACGCTGCGCCTGGGCGAGCATGCTGACGAACTCGACGTTCAGGTCCATGCCCTGCAACTCCTCGGGTGCCGGCGGGATGATGCCACCCTGCAACATGCGCGTGAACGTGATGTCAACCAGCGGGTCGAGCAGTTCGTTGTGCAGGCGCTCGAGCACTGGCCCGAGCATCAGCAGCTTCTCCTCGTGGCGCTCGGCGACCTCGGTGGCCGTCATGCGGGTGTTCGGCTGACCGGCCAGCATGAGGAACATGTCGGCGTAGAACGCACCACGCACGCGCTCGCGGCAGTCTTGGATGTCGTTCAGCAGGTACTGGAGGTTGAGGTTGACCTCAAACGCAGTCTTGATGCCGGCTGAGGCGCCGTCAACGAACGAGATGCCGCCGGGCAGCGTCTCAACGTCACGGTTCTTCATCGACACGGGCACCTGGAGCGGCGGCTTGGTCTGGTAGTCGATGGCCTGCGCCTTGCGCAACTGCTCGTGCTGTAGCTGCTTGATGTCGCCAAGCGACTCCATGCCCGGGCTGTTGCCATAGATGTCGCCGCCGGCGGTAGCCCAGCGCGGAACGAGCGCGGGGAATTGTTCAAACCCGCTCTCGCGCAGGAACACGCCGTCCTCGCCGCCAACCTCGAAGTACCACGAGCCCCACGCCATGTTCTTGTTGTCGCGCTTCTTGTGGTCGCGGTCGGATCGCGGTTCGATGGCGTGGATGACAGGAATCCACTGGTCGAGCGTGCCGCGATCCCACATGTTGCGCACGGTGACCGAGCAGTTCTTGTAGCCGAACTCCTTGACCATCGCGGCGACCGTCATCTCAAACTCGCGGTACAGCGTGTCAACGCGGCCTTGCGCGTCGGTGGCGATGCAGTACTCGCCCGTCGTAACGGGGTAGTGGTGGATGACGTTCTTGAAGTCGGGCAGAACGATGCTCGTGGCCGTGCCGAACGCGCCGAGTTCCTCGTACATCGTGTGCAGGGCGCGGTAGGTGTTGGACTTCTGGAAGACGAGTTGCATGCGGCGCGTCACGTCATCGAGCCACAACTTGACGGGCTGGTAGGAGTTCAGTTCCGGGTCGGCGGTTGCCAGCCTGAACCACTGCCGCGCTGGGCTTGTGGCGCCCGCCATCATGCCGGCACCGAGCGTGCGCAGTGCGCGGGTGCCGGTGTTGTCGTAGATGTTGTTGTGCCGGCGCCAGCCCTTGTCGCGGTCCTGGCGGAAGTAGCGCCCGTTGCGTGGTAGCAGGTAGGTCGTGATCTCTTGCCAGTGCGACAGCCACGACGCTCGCTCAGACTTGAGCTGCCCCCATCGCGTGAACAACTTGTCGCGGGTAGGTGCGCTTGGGTAGGACTGTGCGTCGCCGGTGTATTCGCTCACGATTACCCTCCGAGGAGTGAACTGCGACCGAGCGCCAAATCCTGCGGGTTGACGCCAGTCGGTCCAGTCAGCATGGTGCTGGTCGGTCCGCCCCCTGCGCCTTCAGCTGCGCCAGCCATGATCTCGCCCATGTTGGGCTGCCGGCGGTTGGCTGCGGCCATAGCCTGGGCGCTGCGTCGCTGCTGCGATGCTGCCTGTGCGCTCGCCTGCGTTTGCGCTTGCCGCTGCTCGCCGAGCGCCTGCTCTTGTGCCTTATCGGCCCGTTCTCCGGCGTACACGGCATACCCGGTTCCTGCCGCCGCTGCCGTTGCTGCCGCTACTGCGGCGATGGTGCTAATCGCTGCCATGTCAAATCTCCTTGGAATGCATCCGCTCGGTCAGAGTGTAACCCATGATGCCGAGGATTCTTGCGGCAGGTGTCTCATCTCGCCCATTCATCACCAGATCGCTCATCGCCACGTACTTCAAACCGCGTTGCTTGGCCTCTCCCTCAAACGCCTGCATGAGCCTGATGCCAGCCATGCCACGATGCGCAGGATCAACCCACCACGCGAGCTCAACGGCTGTCTGAACGTGCGGAGCAAACCAGAGCGGGCCGACCACGCCAAGGATGCCGCCGATGATTTGCTCGCCGTCGAGCGCAACAAACGAAACTCCACAGTCGATGACCGCGCTTATACCGTTCGCTAGTTGCTCGTCGGTCAGATGGTCGTTGATCGACCTGTACTCGCTGAACTGGATGAATTGCCTGCCCATCATCAGCAGCGCAGGAACGTCATCGCGTGTTGCTAGTCGGATCATTCCATGCCCTCGTATGGGTCGTAGTCGCCTGGTCGAGTGTCGATCCGGTCGCGCACCTCGCGTGGGAGTTGCTTGCCCACGGGGAACGCGAACGTCAGCGCCAGCGCGTCGGCGATGTCCGGGCTCGCCCCACCCTGTAGCCGGCGCTTGATCTCGTCCTTGGACTCGAGCACCCGTCTGCCGTTGCTGTCGTACGAGTACGTTGGGGTGGCGAGTTCGGCCTTCAGGAACGGGTCGTTGGGGATCGAGCCGCCCTGCTCGAGCCATTCCCGCATCGTCCACCACATCTCGGTGCGCCTGTTGACGAACAGGCCGGGGTTGTTGGGCTTGCCGCCGAAGTTCACTTCCACGATCCCATAGCCCAACTGGCGCAGGCGGTCGATCACGCCTGCCCCGCCGCCGACGTCGATGAACACGCCGTCCGGGTCGCGCTCCTCGATGACGTTGGCTACCCGACCTGCCAGGCTCATGTTGTCGATGCCTCGGTAAATCTGCGGCTCGAACACGACAAGCCCTTGGCGCAGCACGATCACGCTGCGGTCGTCACCGAACCGGGCCGGGTCAACGCCGACAACCAGCGGAGCGTCCACGATGTCGCCGTCTGAGTATCGGCGCCGTGCCGCTGACTCAGCGTCGGACAGCGTAATGAGCTGATCGTCGCCGGCTGCGCTGAAGTCGCACAAATACTCGCGTGCGAACGCCGACTCTGGCATGTCTCGGCGCAGGCGCTTGACCTCGTCACGGTCGATGGCGTCAGTATCATCGACGGTATAGAGGGCAGACCACCAGTCCTCGAGGCCGTTGGAGCGGTAGAACAGCTCGCTGAACAGGTTGATGCCAGACGGCGTGCCAATGAACATCGCCCAGCCTTTGCGGTCGGACAGGGCAGGCTGAACGATGTCGGTCCAGACCTCGGGCTTGATCTGAGCGACCTCGTCAATCACGCAGCCGTCGAGACGGACGCCGCGCAGGGCGTCGGGGTTGTCGCCGCCGAACAGGCGAATGGTCGCGCCGTTGTGTTTAAACACGACGGCCAGATCGACCTCGTTGATGTCGATGGCCCCGGTTGTGCGCATCGGGCGAAGCTTGTCCTTGAGACGCGCCCAAGCGATGGCCTTGGCCTGGCGCAGGAACGGTGCGATGTACACGAAGAACCCGAGCGGCTGCTTGCATTTCAGAGCCTTGTCCAGAAGCTCCATGATGGCGAGTTCCGTCTTGCCAGCACGTCGGTGCAGCGCGAGAACGGTGAACCTCTTGCGCTTCAGGTGACATTCCCGCTGCCACTGGCGCGGGTTGTAGTCAAGACTTATCGGCACTTGGCACGCCCGTGATGACGGTCAGGTTCACGCCGCCGGCATGGTCCACCCCGACCTTGTCGCCGTACTTCTTGGGGTTCCACTTGGCGAGGAGCTTGAGCCGCGTCTCAACCTGAAGGCGACGCCATGCGACCTCGACCTGATCGGCTGGCTTGGTGTCGGCCAGTTCCTTGCACTCGTCGGCGATCACGTCGTGCCCGTCCTCGCGTGCGCGTGCGATGCGTGCCACAAAGTCTGGATCTTTGTCCATCCAGTGGTACACCGTTCGCCATTCCGGGTTTCCTGGCTGCCTGCACCATTCCCGCAGCGGCTTGCCCAACGTGAGCCAAGCGACCAGGTCGTCGGCCAGGTCTTGCGGTACTGGCTCTGGCGGTCGTCCTAACGGGCGCGGCGCTTGGCTGCCTTCGCCTTGTCCGCCCGCACGAATTTCTTTGCGACGGACATAGGGACGCCGACCTTCTTTGCGAACGACCGGGAGTGTGCTGCCGCCTGCATCAGTCGCTTCTGTGCGGGTGATTTGCTTGGCATCAGGTTTCATTCTTGTATGAAAGATGGATTTCCAGTCCAACGGATTCGGCGATGGCGATTGCGCTGGCGAGGTTGCAGCCCTTGCGCCTGATCTTGGGGGCGTCAGAAAGCAGGCACCGCACGTTGTGTGCCGCCATGCGGTCCTCGGCGTCCATGCGAACAGCCAGCGCGTTGGTGACCTGTCCGGTCTGTGCCATGTGCTCGCGCACGGCGGCCTTCCAGTCATCGAAGCTTCGTACGATCATGGCGTGATTATATCAGTCCTTGGTGCTGTTTATGCCGAAATCTTGGATAGTTGCCGCCCACACTAGGCGTGGTGTTCCCGGCCCCATCCAGCGTGCCTCAATCTCGTCGGTAACGAAGCACCGTGCTTCGACCTGGGTCATGCCCTGATCGTCGCGTAGACGGGCTGCGATCATGTCCGCGCTGTAGACGACCACGGGGGGCCCTGCCTCTCCGGCGCGGGGGTAGTGCACGCCGAGGATGCAGTCATCGAGGCCCGCCAGCAGCACCTGCTTCGACGATGACTTGCGCTTGCGTGCCATGACCGGGATTGTACGGGGCGGCGAGGCGTGCCCTCCACACGGCTGCGATGTTCCGGACGCTCTTGTCGGCGAGATCGTTGCGCACGACGGTCGCTGGGGATTGACCGCCTTCGAGGTATTCGGCGAGCCATCGTCGGTACATGGCCTCGGCCTCGCCATCAGCGAGGCCGTTGGTTCGCAGTTTGGCGAGCGTGAGCTCGCGCTCCTGCTCGACCTTGGCGGTCATCACGGCGATCCCGTCGGCGATGACCTCGTCCTCGGTGACGACCCTCTGCTGTCCGTCCTCCCCCTTGACATACCAATCCCCCGCCCCCGCCCGTTCGACCCGCGTACGCCAGGCTGGCTCGCGCATCAGCAGACGTCGCATCGCGTCTCGAGGAAGGGGGGTAGGGGGGGTTTTGTTTGTAGTTGTGGTTGTGGTTGTAGTTGCTGAAGCCACCCTAGTAGGGTTGCTTGAGCCACCCTGCGTTTCCGCTGGTAGGGTTGCTTGAGCCACCCTAGTAGGGTGGCTTGAGCCACCCTTGTTTTTGGCCCCAGAACGGGCCTCTGCACCCCTTCGGCCTGCCTCGACCGCTGCGGTGTGCCGGCTGCGAGCCTTCTCGCGCTCGACCTCCATGCGAGGGTGGACGAGGGTGGCTGGCAGGGTGGCTTGAGCCACCCTAACCTCGAACCTAGCCCTCAAAACCGACCAGTCTGCATCGGTCAACTGGCATCGAGTCATCGCCTGACAAGCTTCCCGGTCGTCCGGAATGCCTCCGTTCGTCCAGGCGTACATCAGCATCTGGGTGTACGCCCAGCCCTGCACCGGGGTCAGCATCGCCGTACTCACGAGGAAGTCGGTCGGGTACATCGAGAACCAAGGCAGATCCGTCGCCATGCCGCAATCCTGTCTGTCCGCCATGTAGCGGACGAATGGGAAAATCCGGGGCGAAGCGCGGGAGCGGCTGGAAGCACCGCGCCCCGCCACCGGAGTCCGAAATGTTGAGCGATTCCAGCCGCTCGTCACGCCATTGTAGCGTGTCATTTCATCGGCTGTCGAGCGCATTGCACTACATTTCCGCACATCTGTAGCACATACGCTCCCTCACGCATCTTCACGCATATTCACGCCTGTGCCGTTGATTGCCGAAACGCATACAAGTCGTATGCACATCAGCAGTTATAAACATGGGACACAACGCCTGAGCGTCTGTCCCCGGCGGCAGGTTCGTTACCCCAATGTTCCGGCGCTGCGGCGTACCTCGCGGCCTTCAGGCAGCACCCATGTCGGCAGTCGAATCCGACGTCACCGCGCCCCTATCCTACCGCCATGCGTCACTGCAACCTGCCTTATCACATTTACGTCAACATCAACAATGTCGCGCTCGGGCCCGAGATGCCAGCCGGCACGACACGCGGGATCCTGCACGGGATCTACTGCCGGCCAGGTCAGGCGATCATGGGCCACGTGCTGCTGGAGTCAGGCGCCCACTGGTCGGGAATGCTGTGGAATTACATCAGCACGTCGTACATGTTCATGGAGCAGCCGCTGACGTTGCAGCCGTGGGGTGCGATGGGCGAGGACATCGAGGCCTGGCACTGTCACTACCTAGAGGGACTAGTGTGCTCGTCAATCCGAGGAGTGGCATTGCACGGTCGTCACACCGGGATCATGGTGGACTGGCGGGACGGGTTCAGCAGGTACCCAGACGAGCACAAGCCGCTCAACATGGTGCATCTGAACGGCGGCCAGTTCGCGCTGCTCCCGAACAACTACCTGATGTTCAACGACAAGCATCTCGTGCGCCCGGCAGCACGTCCAACCGTCAGCAACTACCGGCGCAACTCCGAGGTCATTTGGGGTCCGTGAGCCTGTAACCAAGTTTCCACAGCAGGCGGCTGATGTCGTTGGCGGTCGAGGCAACGGCGTCCTCGTCGAGCTCTGGCCTGGCGGCGTGCAGCGCCTCGTGGATGATCGTGTCGAGCATTTCCTGCTCGGACTGACCGCGTCGAATGCGAATGATGCGCGTGTCGGCGCTGTCGCCGTGCTCAACCTCACCAAAGTTGGTGAGGTGATTCACGAACCTAAACACCCAGTACCGTTGGCCCAGGCGCACGCGCATGGTGATTCACTTGAATCCGCGCTTCATCGCCTTGTACGCGCTAGGGCTGACGGTGCTCTTTGACTTGGGTCGGCTGGTGCCGGCTGCCCGTCGTGCGTTGATGTTCGCGTACAGACCGCGCTTTGCTGCTTTCTTTGCCATGTTCAACCTCGTGAAGTCTTGCCGCTGCACTTCCACTTTGCACGCGAGAGCCGCAGCGGGCTGTTCGGGTCGCGTGCCGCCTTGGGGTGTTGCTTCATCTGCGCGAATGAGCGTGCGCAGTATGCGTCACCCTTGGCGGTTCCGGGCTTGATGCGGTCGCCGCCGCCCTTTGCCTTGCCGGCCTGACCGTAGCTCACAGTGCGGGTGCGACCCGTTTCCGGGTTGCGGACAGTCTTGGCGAATCGTTTGCCCTTTGCAGGTTGTGGCATGTTGCTCCTATCTGTCCTTCTGAAACGGTCAGTTACTGCGCCTCGCGCACCTCGTACCGCAGTCTACGCGCAGGGTTCCCGTTGACCCGAGAGTGATCCATGTAGAACCGCAGCCACAATGCGCCCTTTGGCTTCGGCGGCATGCCCTTCTCGACAGCCCATCCGTTCTGCTCGCTGAACTCGTCCTTGTAGCCGGGGCTGCGAACGTGCATCACGCGGTCAAGGTACGGGCGACCGTGAAGGGACAGACGCGCACGCTGGATAGGCATAATCCATTCGTCGTGCGTGTGGCCTGTCCAGATGATGTCGGCGTCGGGCAGGTAGACGGCCATGCGTGCGGTCTGGATCGTGCCTCGGGTCACGGGGCCGCCGCCGCCGTACCCGTGGTGCATGTACATGACGATGCTGTTGCCGACGACTTGGCGCCGGTCCTTCTGCCGCACAAGGAATCGCACCCAGTTTGCATAGCTGCCGGCGTGTGCTGGGCATTGCGGATTGCGAACCTTGGCCGCCTCGACCAGGCGCTCGTTCATGTCCGTTTCGTGATATCGCTTGATCGCAGTCTCGTGGTTGCCGGGCGCGAATAGCAGCGCCATGTCGGCGTGTGGCGCGATGTAGTCGGCGGTCGTGTTGATGACCGCGTCGAGGTACTTGCCTTGCTGATGTTCTGGCCGGCAGGCTGAGGTGTCAGACCTCTTGTCGTATTTCCCCTGTAAAATACAGAGGAAATCACCATTCGACATCCAGTAGCCACCGCGCTCACGGCACTGCCGCATGTGCTTGTCAAACAGCGCCCGATCTGCGTGGGCGTTATCGATGTGAGCATCGGAGACCAGCAGAAAATATTGCTCCCATCCCGCACTCAACGAATCACCGTTCATCTCCACGGTGAACGAACCGGGCTGATGCTGGACGATGGTCGCGCTCATGGCGTAATGCAGGGCACGACATCAGATTACGCTTCTGAATAATGCAAACGCCGATATCCAAGAATTTTGGCATTTGCTCATGGTCACTCACTTGACCGTCGATATACATCCCTGTATAGTCCCCGCAGCCACATGACGTGGCAGAAAGAGGATGACATGCACCACTCAACCTTCAAGTTTCTTGATGTCACCAGCGCCGAGCGAGACGCTGGTATTCGTGCCGTGCTGACCTGCAAGCCAGACGGCAAGCCCAACTGGATTGCCGAAATCTCGCAGTCCGTGTGGGCGGTCGGGTTCAGCCGACGCGAGGCGGTCAAGGCCGCCGTCGCCAAGTACCGCGCAGCCGTCGCCGCCGAGGCCACCGACGAGCCCGAGCCCGACTACGGCGGGGCGATGGATTCGACCGGCATGATCCACTCCGATGCCGAAGGTGGGCTGTGATGCACGGCCTACCCCTGTTCGACATCGTCGAGGCTGCACGACGGCGTGACGTTGGCATGACGCTGTCTGCGCAGGCCCGTGAGCTCCTGCTTACGCAGGCCCGCCTGCTGGCGCACGAGCACGCAGCACGGCATGGCACCGTGACCGCCGATGACGTGGCGGCGCTTATGTCCGCAGCCGGGATGAACTACGCTGACCTGGGCAATGCCGCTGGCAGCGTCTTCCGCGAAGGATTCATTTGGACTGGCGACGTTCGCCAGTCTGCCCGTGTCAGCACTCACCGCCGCCTTGTGCGAGTTTGGAGGATCGCGTGATTACCGAGCACACAATCGACCTCGATTTGGATTGGCTGGAACACGACAACGTCAAGGCAATTGAGTTCGTGCAGGAAAACCACGTTGTCGGCATCATCACCGCTCACTGGTTTGAGGAGTCGTATGAGCAATTCGACCAGCACGGCAATTCCTACCCGTCAAATGCGTGGGGTTTGTTGACGTGGACGCTTGAGGGCGTTCTCGTCAACGGCCATCAGATGCACATGCCTGACCTGCCCGCCGGCATCACGGCTGCGTTCGACGCTCGCGGCTGCGAGAAGGAACTGATGCGCGAGCAACCGAGGAGCCGGGAATGATCGCCTCCATTATTGCTGCGGCGCTGGTCGTGCCGCCGCCTGCCAGCACCGACGTCAACCGCATCCTGTCAGCCATCGCAGCCGTCGAAACTGGCGGCGAGCGTAAGCCTGACCGTGCCGTCGGAGACAACGGGAAGGCGCTTGGTCGTTTCCAGATCTGGGAGGTGTACTGGCAGGACGCATGCGAATACGACAAGTCGCTGCGCTCGCGCCCGTACACCGACGTGACCGATCCGGAATACGCCAGGCGCGTTGTCATCGCCTACCTCTCGCGCTACGCGCAGGATTGGTCGATTGACACGGTGTCGAGAATCCACAACGGAGGGCCACGGGGCGCAATCGGAACGCGCCGGAGAGCCACGGACGGCTACGCGGCCAAGGTCGCAAGGGAGTACGCACGATGCGGTACTTGAGCGTGTGCAGCGGAATCGAAGCCGCGAGCGTAGCTTGGGAGCATCTCGGTTGGACACCCGTAGGATTTAGCGAGATCGAACCCTTCCCGGCAGCGGTGCTCGCGCATCGCTTCCCCAACATTCCCAACTACGGAGACATGACTCAACATGAATCGTGGCCCATCACCCGAGGTGCAATCGACCTTCTGGTCGGAGGAACTCCCTGTCAGTCCTTCAGCGTCGCCGGGTTGCGACAAGGACTCGCCGACCCACGCGGAAACCTCATGCTCACCTACTTGGCAATCGCTGATCGACTGCGCCCGAGATGGCTCGTGTGGGAAAATGTCCCCGGCGTCCTGTCATCCAACGGAGGACGGGACTTTGGCACCTTCCTCGGGGCGCTGGGGCAACTCGGGTATGAGTGGGCCTACCGGGTGCTTGACGCTCAATACCTGCGAGTGGGGGGATGGCCCCGAGCCGTTCCGCAGCGCAGGCGACGTGTGTTCGTTGTCGGATGTCTTGGAAACGGGGCCGCTGCCGGAGAAGTACTCGCTCTCGCCGAAGGCTTGCAGCGGCATCTTGAGGCGCGCCGAAAGACGCGGAAAGGCTCTGCCTCCGATGCTGAAGGCGGCGTTGCTCGCTGCATCACAACTGGCGAGATGAAACGGCAGGATTACGAGACTTGCACGATGATCGCGCAGCCGACTACCGTGCGATCTAATGCTATCGGTAAGTTCGTGCAAGATGATGTTGGAGGAATCTTGCGAGCTAGTGGCGGTGATTGCGGGGCAGGCAGCGAGTCTTTGGTAGTGCAACCTGTTGCATCAACGCTTGGCACTCGTGGCCTTCGGTCGCACACCGAGTTAGATGGGCACGGAGCGTATATCCCAGTAGCTCCCGTCCCCTACGACCTGTTTCAGATCACCGCCCCGGTGAATCGTCAGAACCGCGTACCTGGCGACCCGTGCCACACGCTCGCCAAGGACAACGCGGCCCATGCGGCGGTGGCGCAGTCGATGACTGTCCGTCGCCTCACGCCTCGCGAGTGCGAGAGACTGCAAGGATTCCCCGACGATTGGACGATGATCCCGTACCGTGGCAAGCCTGCCGAGGCATGCCCAGACGGGCCTAGGTACAAGGCACTCGGGAACTCGATGGCCTGCAACTGCATGGCATGGATCGGCGAGCGTATCGCCGCGTATGAGAGTCAGACCCCTAACCAGAAGGAGCACACATGAGCTACGAACCGAAGCCTGACACCGGAGCGATGTTCCAGAACCGCAAGCAGCACGACCGCCAGCCTGATTGGCGCGGGAACTGCATGGTCAATGGGGTGGTCATGGAGATCGCAGCCTGGACGAAGACCACGAGCAAGGGGACCGAGATGCTTTCGCTGAAGTTCAGCGTTCCGCGTGAGCGCGAGGATGCACCCGCAGCGCCGGCCAAGCAGGCCAATCACCGTCCGCTTCCCGATACCGACATCCCGTTCTGAGGAACCACATGGCAAACGAAACCAAAGAACCAATCGCGGCACTGGCCGAGTTGTTGGGAGTTGGCGAATACACCGAGGTCAACAGTATTGCAACAGAGGCCATCGGCGAGATTGAGGAGTTGCGAGCCAGCATGGATATGCCTGGCGAAGAACGCATGCTGCGACTGCTACGACGTGTCAACGACCGAGACGAACAACAGTGCGCTGAGTATGCGGACTGGCTCACCAAGCGCGACATGGGAGAACGTGACGGATTCGCAAGGAACAAAGTTCTAAACCGCACTATGGCAATCGTGGAGGGAGTTCTGTGCAACTACGACAAGGTTGTTGATGGACATGGGAACACGCACGACATGTTTGATGAGCGGTCGAACATCTGCGACAAGATCCGCAAGGAATTCAATCGCGTGTTCTGGAGGAAGGATGACAGCCGTGAGTGATGACATTACGACACGACTCCGCCGCGACTGCATGAGTCTGATCGCGGACGAAGCAGCCGACACTATCGACCGCCTCCGAGTAGAGCGCGACGAGGCGAGGCGGGAGGTGTCGTTCCTTAGGCCGAGCGTGTGTCTAGGAGCGCAGACCGCACACGACTACGCCAAGCAGCGCGGCTGGGATTGTTTCGAAATAACCATGTGCAAGGAGGCACAACATGACCTTGAGGCAGACACGCATCCCGGCTGACTTTGGCACCGTGGTCCTGACGCTGAAGGGTGGGGAAAGCGCCATCCTGACGCTTGAGGACAAGGTTGTCGCCGTGTTCAGGCCGAGCAGCACGAAGGCGACCAAGGTTCGCGTTAGCGCACCAATGCAAATCGCTATCTGGCGCACCACTATCATTGAGGACGATGATGCACGACGACCTGATGCGCCGGATTGATTCGTACCTCGCCGGCAACGCGCCTGACCTAGACGGTGTCACGTTGGTGCGAGAGTGCCGTACTGCCTTGGCTTTGCGCACGCTACAGGCAAGCCTGCTCGAGCAACGCATCGAGGATTTGCGTGCATCGCACATGCGTGCCCGCATCGCGCTACAGGATCTGATGACCAAGCATCAGGACACACTGCGATATATGCACAGGGACACGTGATGCCAGAGACTGACGAGGACATCATCGACCGCATTGATGTCCAGCCGTTCGTCAGCCCGATCTTGGCCGAGGCACGCGATGAAATCATCTACCTGCGAAACGAGATGGCGCTCCTCATGCGAGGGTGCAACGAGCTCAAGCAGAAACTCCTGACCTATGAGCGTACGCCTGATCGAATTCACCGTGCCGGGTATGGCAGCACCACAAGGGAGCAAGCGCCTGGTACGCCTGCGGAACGGGCGGACGGTGATGTTCGACCAGTGCAAGCGCCTGAAGTCGTGGAGAGCCGCCGTTGCCTATGAGGCTGGGCGTGCCTGGGTCGGGCCGCCGGCTGAGGCTGCCTGCACCATAAGCGCCGAGTTCGTGTTTGAGCGGCCAAAGAGTCATTGGCGCAAAGCCGGCGAACTCACCAAGACCGCGCCGCTGCACCCCGGCAAGCCTGACATCGACAAGCTGTGCCGAGCCCTGCTGGACGGTCTGACCGGGGTCGTGATGGTCGATGACTCGCAAGTCATTTGGCTGAACGCACATAAGCGTTACGGGTCGCAGTCAGAAACCTTTGTCACGATTTCTTACGCGGACCGTTGACAGCGTATAAGGGACTGTATACAGTTCCAGCGTCGAACGTGGTGTTCGACACACATTGAGGATGCACATGCGTACGAGTCAAACCATCGGGGCGCTCGCCAGTTCGCTGGCACTCGCCAATACTCAGATCAAGAACCCAAACCTTGACAGCGTCAACCCGCACTTCAAGAACCGCTACGCCAGCCTGGGCGCGATCCTGAACGCCATCCGCGTTCCGTTCGCTGCGCAGGGGCTGACGCTCGTCCAGTCGATCAACACCGACAACGGCATGGTGTCGGTCGAGACGACCGTAATGCACACCAGCGGAGAGTTCATCGCCGAGACGGTCAGCATGCCGTTCCCTGAGCGTGCGACCGTCCAGACCCTCGGGTCGATCTGCACCTACCTGCGCCGGTACAGCGCCGCCGCAATCGCCGGCATCGTCGGCGAGGAGGACGAGGACGGTGAGCAAGACCGTCAGGACCGCACTAGCAGCCTCGCCAAGCCCGCCCCTGCCCCTGCCAAGGCTGCGCCAGCCCCGAGGCCCATCGAGACCGTCGAGGCCGTCAAGGAGCCTGCTAGGCCGTCTGCGCCCGCCGACAAGTACCCGGACAACTGGGAGGGCAAGGCAGTTGTTTTGCGCGTGGCCGAGCGCAAGGGCAAGCCCGTTGCCATCCAGATCGACGGCGAGCACGGCACCGCGTGGATCACAACCGACGTTCCCGAGTTCGTGACGCTCGCCAAGGACGCCGGCGAGGGTACGCTCGAGCTCTCCCGTGTCAACGGCACCCTCACCATCATGCGCTGGCGGCAGCCCAACGTGACCGTACCCGCTCCCACCACCGAACTCCCGTTCTGAAAGGTGATTACATATGAGCCTGTACGCCATCTCGACTGACCTCGCCACCATCGTTGACCGCCTGCTCGACACTCCGGAATCGCCGGAGGTGCAGGCCGAACTCGCCGCCGTCCTCGAAGGGCTTGACGCCGCCCTCACTGATAAAGCCGAGGACTACGTCCTCGTCATCAAGGAGCTGGAGGCCCGTGCCGAGGCCCGTACCGCCGAGGCCCGCCGCATGCGGGAACTGGCCGGCTGCGACTCGGCGCTGGCCGAACGCCTCAAGGAACGACTCAAGAGCGCAATGGAGGGCACCGGACGCCTGAAGATCGACACCGAGCGGTTCAAGATCAGCGTCCAGCGCAACGGCGGCAAGCAGCCCGTCGCCATCGACCCGACCGCGATGGACCTGTGGGACGGCAAGTTCGTGCGCGTGAAGCGCGAGCCTGACGCCGACGTCATCCGCCAAGCGCTCGAGGCCGGCGAGGAGGTCGTCGGATGCTCTCTGATGGAGCGCGGAACCAGCCTGCGGGTACGCTGAACAAACGTCTCAGTCTCATCCTCGCCCCCGGTGGAACGCATGATGCGGGAAGCCGGGGGCTTTCCATTACGACAACAGGCCCGACACGCATGGAGCTACGCGCCGGGCCTGCCCACCATATGGCGGGATTTGTCTCAGATCTTGCTGCCGTACTTGCCTCGCAGCACCCAGCCGGCGCCAACGCCGAGGACGAGAGCGAGGCCGGCGAACCAGATGTTGCCGAGGAAGTCGGAGAACGCAGAGGCGAGGATCATCGTTTGCCTTTCTTGAGTCGGCGATAGGCGGCATCGAAGACCGGGTCACGCGCCCGCATCGCCGCCACAAACTCCCGCTCGGATTCCGGGCGGGACGGGTCTAGCATATCAGCAGCCAGTTCAGCCGTGGCAACCTGGCGCCTCGGCAGCCACCCGATGGCGATCCTCATGGCCGTAAACGCCCCGGACTGCCACAGGACAAACGCCACCGCCACGCCGGCCAACGCGATCCCCCACCACTTCAGGGTAGACAGCCAAGCCGGAACCTTGTCCTGCACTCCCGGCAGCTCGCCGTGGATGTCGGCGGCCAGCCCGTCAATGACATCGGCATGGTGCACAACAACAGCGTCGTCGGCCTGCTGGCCGTGGTGACGCAGAGTCTGGGCCTCAGCCCGGATCTCATTGGAACGGTTTGCAATGCGCTGCACGGGGCTGCAAGCAGCCATGAGCGCAATGATGCAGATCAGCCTCAGCATCCCTCGCCAATGAATCGAATCGCCAGCGCCGTGCTGTTGACTGTGATCGTTCCGGTGGTGGCGGTTGCCGTTATCGCGATGGTCGGTGCAGTACCGCTGTGCGCCCCAAACGCCGTGATATGCGTGCAGCCAAGAAGAGGCACCACACCGCTGTTGCTGACGACGTGCGATGGTACGGTGCTAATGGAGCCAGGGTAGCTCGTCAGGCCAAGCAGCGTCTCAAACCCAGTATTTGCGCGAGCGAACAACAGGCTTGCAACGAACTGCCGATCATTGCCGCTGGCCGTCGGAACACTATACGCTGCTGGGCCAGCGGATAGATTGTTCGCGTCACCGTACATTACAAAATTAGACGTGCCTGGTGCAGTGCTGGTAACCAAACGCCATGCACCCAATCCATGCCAGAAACCGTACGAACTCGGCTGGAGCGCAGACGCAAGATTTGCGTCACTAGCACCGTATCGGTACGGAGGCGACACCTCAGGAATACGACCAATGAAGTAATAGCGAAGCGGATTGCCGCTAGCGGTAGTGACCTTGACATCGAGTTCCGTGAGCGCCGTAGTGCTCCCGCTAACCGTCGCATTGACAACCAGAAACGGAGTGAACCCAATCGCTCCTTCTGGCACCTTCAGGATATTGCTATACGCAGCATCAGCTTCGGTGCCGTCGATGATCTCGTTGATCGAGTTTGGCGACTCAAGCGTCTTGGTGATGTCAGTCTGGATGATGTACAGCGGGCTGCCATACCCAGTCTGGAGCGTGTTATTGAAGGTGGTAGCCGGGAAGCTTGACATGTGTGTTCCTCAGTTCACTAGTTTAGCGAGCCAACTGCCCGCTAGGCTGACGATTGCGCCAATCGCCGCCGACACCCCCATGATGTACCCACGAGCGTGTTCCAGGTTGCGCAGCCGTGCGTCGTGGTCCTTGAGCTCGTCCTGCGCCATCTGCTGCATGGCGAGCAGGGAATCGACCTTGCCTTCTAGGCGGCCAATGGCGAGGAACAGTTCGTCGTGGTGGGGGGAGGTCATGGTTAGGTCACTACCAGGTTTCCGCTGTTGTTTACGTTGACGAGCCTTATTGTTCCGTCTGGCTGGCGCAGGCGGATTCCCTTGCCGTTCTGGAGGATCTCAAAATTACCGTCCTGCGTCAGTTGCATGGCATCCGTCTGCGAAGACGCGCCGTTTGCCGTCGTTGACCAGATCAGGTTGCCGCTCGCCTTGTTCCCACCGCCAATGCTTGTCGCATCCAATCGAACACTGACTGCGTCATATGCAGTCGTTGCCGCAGTCTGAATTGCAAATTGCTGGCGCACAACTACTTCGCCGACACTCTTTGCGCTTGGAGTAGTCAAAGTTCCATTTGCACCAGTAATTCGATCAATCCCGACATTGCCATATGCGGCAAACGTGCGCTGTGCAACTTCTTGGGTTGAATGCGTTCCTTGGTCGTTGGTCGGATTAATTACGAAACGCTCCAACGAGCGTGATCCGCGGATGCGATCCTTGGCAATCGTTCCTTCTGAGGTTTCGTAGACCAGGTCGGCGTACTTCGCACTGCTGTTCGTCAGGTTTACGCAGTCGATGTACCCGTAGAACGACGTGTCGCCAACTACGAGCTGCTTGTTTCCCCTAGATATACTGCATGAAAGAGCAGCATTGTTGACACTCCCGGTTTCTCTCGTATCCACGACATCAAGAAACTCACAGTTGGCACCAATGAAGATTTCGTATCCGGTGCTAACCGTTTCTTCTGCGTAGACGAACAACCTGGAGCCGCGCAACTTGCCGATATACAACTGGTCCGACGTTCCATCGATTGCATTGCCTTCGCAGTAAACGAATCCGTCCCAACTGCGACCGATGAAATCGTTGTCGAAATAAATGCCAGACTCGCGGTTTGAGGTGCAGAACAAACCAACTTTCCAGACCGCAGCATTGTCATTTGTTCCGCTGAACCGAATCCCATTCACACCATTACCAGTGCATCGAACGTCTGTCAGTATGCACCGATTTGAGTTGGCGGAACTACTAGTAAACAACAACCCGTTTCCTTGGTGATTGTTGCTAACCAAACTTCCATCGATGATGACTCGGTTGTTGGTGATCGTAACGCCATGTGCACTTGGATTTGCGCTCGGAGATCCAGTACTGGCAACGAACGATCCAACTGCATTGATCGTCAGCGTTCCAACGATGTAGTTGAACGACGAACCGCCAGTAAACGCCAAACCAACGCCATTGAAATCCTTTGCAATGGTGGCGTTGTCTGATTCAAGCGTCTTGTTCCCGGTCAAGGTGATCGTTGATGTGATGCGATATGTTGCAGTCGGAAACACCACATACGATGATGCCGTGATGGCCGCCTGAATCGCCGCCGTGTCATCCGCCACGCCATCCCCAACCGCCCCGAAGTCCTTCACGCTCACGACATCGCGGAGCTTCTCGAGCGCAGTGCGCTGGATCGCGCCGGAGCCAGCGGCGAGGAACGTGACCTGTTCAGAGGTTGGTTTGGTCATGGGCATGGTTAGCAATCCACGGCGTTGGCGAACTCTGGCAGCGTCTTGAGGTAGAGGTAAGCCTGGCGGATCGGGTTGTCTCCGAACAAATCGTATGTCGATGCGTACTCCGTCATAAGCAACGGAATTGCTGATGACGTGGCTGCCCAGGTGACATCGAACGTCATGGATGTCTTGTTCACGACAACGGAACGAACTCGGCAATAAGCATTCGCAACCGGAACATCACGATGGGTAACGGACATCGAAAGAGCCATACTTGTTTCCTTTTTTTCACTCGTATGTATTGTCGGTGATGCCAACCGCCGTAACGAAGATGCGGGTCGTATTCGTGAAGTTCGCATCTGTCATTGCTGACAATCCTGTACTGGTTTGCAGAAACAGCTTTATGTCGTTTGAGCCTGGGTCAATGTATCCGGTGGGAGCACTGGTAATTGAAGCTCCGTTCGCGTAAACGACGACGTTCACGACCGGGAAAATCCCGGCAAGAAACGTAAACGGCAGATTCCCGATTGTGGCATTGCTCGTGCTTGATCCCTTGGCGGTCAGAGTGATGTCCACCGAGAGAAACACGAATCTGCCGATCTTGTGGTACTGACCGACGAACGTCCCGGTCATGCTTGCGTTGTTGCCGCCAAACCTAAGATTCGGGGTAAACGAGGATCGGTTCTCTCCGGGAAGCTTCGTCCATGCACCGATGGCGTTCTTTCCGCGCTTCTGCCGTACCCATAGACCTTGGTGTGTGTCCGGCTTCGCAAACTGCATGGCGGAGAAATTGCCACCTGCAATGAAAGCGGACCATGACGATGCCGTTGGCGTTCCGACCAGCGGCCAGTTCGCGTTCGTTGCGTTTCCGGAGGCAACCTGCAATCCACGAACGAGCGTTGCCGGGTCACCGGTTGCATCAGCCGTATCAACCAGCCGGTAGAATCCATTCTCGTTGTAGACAGCAGGCCGCGTGTCTCCGCCGTCGCATTGGAGATTGTCGATGTTCAGCAATCCGCCGGCGCTGGCGATGGTGGCTCTTTGGATTACCGAGTTGTCGATCACGTTCCGGCAGCGTCCGCGCAACGTGATGTTATCGAACAACAAATTGTCGGTCGTTGCCGTCTGGACCGAGTTTTGGTAATACGCAAACCGAATTGAGAGCGATCCGGTGCTGTTGGCATCATCGAAATCGACCGTGATGTTTTGTAGCTTGGCCGGAATCGGCTGCGTTGCCGGATCGTGCTGCGACTCAATGGTGCATTTCGCATTGGCAGAACTGTTGTTCCTAATCCTTACCTTGACATGAATGTTCGTCGTGTCGTACTGGTATGCCTTGATTAGGCAATCGGTAAAGACATCTCCGTTGACGGACGTGTATTCAATCGAGTGGGAATCGACACCATACGGGAAGTAAGAACGAATGAGATTGTCCGTGTGCATGTTCACGACGGACACATTGTCGCCTTGGTTTTGGAAGTTCAGCCCGTAGTAGGCGTTCTTGATGAGGATGTTGTTGAGCGCGATATTGCGGACTCGGTTTGTTGTGTTGTTCGGCTTAACGACCATGCCGTAGTACACGCTCTCAATGTCACAATTGCTGATGCAGATGTTTCCGCATGCTCTGGTATCAGCGGCAATGGAAAATGCGGCTGCTGAATAGTTTGTGACAGTTGCAGTACCAGCCGTGCGCGCAAATGCGGCTTGCATCCGAAATCCGTCAATTACAACGTCAATTGCATCATGCAGATTGAAGAAAACACGATGGTTGACAAGCGACGAATATGTTGAAACCAATGTCGCGCCATGTCCAATGAGACGAATGTTTGCGTACCCATTCAACGAGAGATACGTATCAATACCGGCAATCACAGACGATGCCGACATTCCATATGTGCCTGGCGGGAATATCACGGTTCCGCCGCCGATGGAATTGATGTAGTTAATTGCCTTTTGGCAGGCGGCACGATCATCCGCCACGCCATCGCCAACCGCCCCGAAATCCTTGACGCTGACTGTTTCACCGAACTTGCTCGACGCGCTGCGGGCGACCGCGCCGACTCCGCTCGGCGTGTAGGTGACGAGGTCCGCGCTGGTCGCGCCGATGTTGCTCGTCAGGAAGTTGACGAACTCGATGTTGTCGGTCCCGGCCACCGGAGCAGCCGAGAACGTCAGCGTCGTGCCGGCAATCGTGTACGTGCTGCGCTGCTGGTACACGCCGCCGATGTAGACCTGGGCGCTGTTGCCGAGCGCACCGGGGTCGCTTGCCAACGTGAACACCGTCTGCGAGCCCGTGCCGCTGAACACCTGCCGCGTGATCGTGGCCGGTGCACCGCTCGAGCCAGCCGTCACGACCGACGGCAGACCGTTGGCGTCGAACGACAGGAACGAGTTGGCGCGTTCAGTCTTTGTCGGCAGCTCCATGTTGAGCGTTCCGTCCGAGATCGGGATTTTCAGCGTCCGGTCGCCGATGTCGGCGATCTGCTGGATCTGGATCGTTGCTCGGTCCAACGAGTCGGTGATGACCTCGGGGTAGAACCCGCCCTGATTCGTCAGGTCCGTGGGCTGGAGGTTGGCGATGTCCGACGTGATCGTCAGCGTGAATCCCGACGCCAGTGCGCCGGCGGTCAGGGTGACCGTGCCGCCTGGGTTGCTGTTTTGGTCACCGTTGAGCGACACCGTGTAGTCGGTCGTGAGCACCAGCGTGCTCTCGGTGCCCGTGCTGACGGTCAGCTTGATGACGTCCAAGTCCGTGGCAGCAAAGACTTTGAACGTGAACGGGAACGCGCTGGCGGTCCCATTACCAATGAACGGCCCAGCGATTCGCGTCGTGCTGCTAATCGTCATCGCTTGCTCTCCGGCGTGGCGGTGCCCGTAATCATCCCCCGAATCATATCGTAGCCCGATTCGGGTTCGATCTCGCCGCGTTCAACGTCTACTAGATATCCGGCAGGGCGACCGAGCGCCGACACCGGGACGCCGGTCAGCAGCGTGATGAGCGTTAGGACGTCACGAACGTTGCGGCCCGTCACGTCCTTGTCCTCGTCGGTCACGGCGATGATGGCCTTGCTAGTGCCGATGGTGGCCGACTCAAGCGCCGCGATGGACGGGCTAGTCGTAATGCGGTCGTCGTACGGCTTGTCGTTGAACGCCGTAGTAATCGCCGTATAAGCCGTGCTGCCGAACGGCAGCAGCGCCGCCCCCATGCGAACCTGACTTCCGAAGAACCAGTCCATGAACACCCACAGATAGCCGTCCTCGTCTTCGTCATCCCATCCTCCTCCGAGGCTGCGGACAATGGCATCGGACACGATTGCCGGCAACAGCATGCCCATGACGTAGATGTAGATCAGTCGGCCCTTGCCACTACGCCATCCCATGTCGCGCACCGTCTTCTGGTACTCGCCGAGGTTCAGGTTGGCGAGCATGTTGAAATACCCGGTGAACTGCACAAACGTGTTGTAGAACGGTGTCCCGACCTCAAACATGGACTTATCTTCAGGGCTCAGGCTGCCCTGCGTCAGGCGTACCGCGGCATCTGCACGGGCCACGGCCTCGGCCTGCGTTTCACCCTCGGCGAGCGCCTGGTTGTAGGCACCCTGCCAGGTCGTGATATCCACCATGTTCTGGAACGCCTGCTGCAAGAAGTAGCCGTGCTTGCTCGACCACTTCTGCAATTTCTCATACTTGCTCGGGTTGAGCAGCAGTTCGTTCATCGTGCCTTGGAGCTCAAACATCTGGTTCCGCATCCGGTCAGCCATGAACGGCGACAACCGGGCAACCGCCTCGGCGGTCTGCTTGGGCGATCCGAGGTACGTCATCAGGGCCGATTGCAGATAGCGCCGCTTGACCTTGAGCAGCGACGGGAACCAACCCGTGAACTGTTGCAGTGCGTTGCGCAGGTTGGCAAACATCGTCGCCACGCCGGCCCGGGACCGCACGCCGCCCCAGAACTTGTCGGCAACCTTCCACCTACCAGGCTCTGTGGCCTGCTGTCGGGCAGCACGCATAAGCCACGGCTTCAACAACATTTGGTATGCAGTAGGGTCAAACCGTGCCAGCAAGGCTGCGAAATCACGATCCGTCAGAAGCTTGTTTGCATCCCTTACCGACGGCTGAATCATTGAGAACCGCAGCACCGCGTCGGTGTGCGTGGCAATCAGGCGTAGGTCAAGCGACAGCGCTTCGTTGTACTCAACGCGGCCCTTCGTGAATCCGGCACCAGTGGACGGCAGCGAATTTCGCCAGTCACCATCCAAAGCATCTAGGTCTTCATTGATGCGGGCGTCCTGCACCATGAACTTGTCGGTGGCCGCCGGCACGTAGCCGCCCCGATACGTCCCGAACGGCGTCACGACCTCGGTGGCCTCCACCTCCTTGAAGTAAAAGCCGTACATGTCAAAGTGAGCCCGCTGGGCAAGCGGCTTGATTTCCTCGAGCAGATCCCAGATCGACTGCACGAAGTCATAGTCAGCCTTGGTCAACTTGCCCTCGGCGATCATCCGGGCGACGAACGACCGCCATCGGCTGTCGTCCAGATTGCCATCGGCGTCGAGTTCGCCCCAGCCACGACCGAGCAGCAACTTGCGGTAGTTGCCCTCGTTACCAGTGTGCATCAGGGCTCCAAGCAGTTCTGCCCTGCCGATGCCCCCGTTGCCGTTGCCGAACGTGTAGTCAAGTTCCGGTGCCGCGATCTTGCCGACGGGCAGATCGATGCCGTCCAGCAGCTTGACGAAACGCTCCACGTACTTGTTGCGCTCAATCCGGTACGCATCGACCGCCTGCTTGACTGGGCGGAACAGGTACTTAGTGAACGCTCCCGGACCGGCCATGCCATCGAGTGCGTCAGCCCAAGCCTCGACGCGGCTCATCATCGCACGCAGGCCAAGCAGATGACGATTAGCCTGATCGACGGCACTAGGGGCTTGGCGCTGGCCGACGCGCTCGCCGACGCCGATGGCCTGCAACCGATCCGCCATCTCCTTCAGGACGACGTCGAGCGCCACACGCTCGCCCTCTACCGTGATTTGGCGGTCACGACGAGCCTGGGCCCACAACGCCTGCACCGTGTCGCGCAAGACCCGGAACTCGGTGACCGTGAGGTCGCGGTAGTCAGTAGTGCCTGAAAGAGACTTCAGCACGATGGGCGCGATCCCGTCGTACAGGTCGGGCGCGTAGGTGCGCAACTGCTCGAGGTACTGGGCGGGCGACTCGCCACGCTTGCCGTACCCGTAGTACGACAGGATGGCCCGTGCCGCCATGATCGGAGCCATGTCGCGGGTCTTTGCCAACTTCTCGTCGGAGCGGAAGAACTTGCGGAAGTCCCTGCCAGCGACAGCGATCTCCTCCTTCGCCAGCATGGCCTCGCGGGCCAACTGGTTCTGGACGAGCTGCTGGCGCTTGGCGCGGCGGGCAACCTCAGCCGGCTCCCGACCGCCGTACTTGGCGCGGAACTCCTCAAGACGCTCCGTAGCCTTGACACTGGCCTCCACGCCAGCTTGTGTAGACGTTACGGTTGCCTCAAATGGAGTTTGACCCGCAGCAATGGCTTCGTTGTAAGCCTTCGTTTCTGCGGCCCGTCCCGCCGTTACAGGATCTTGCGGCTCCCGGTAGGCCGTGGTAGCCGTCCGCGCTGCCTCGGCCTCAGCGGCCTCGTAGCGCCTCGGATTGAGAGTCCGGATAACTACATCGCCGATGATGTCCTGAGCGACCTGACGGGCCGCCTGCATCATGTCGTTGACAGGGCGGGTGCTCTTTTCCAGCCACCGCTGCTCAACCGCAATGATGCGAGCGCGGAAATCGTTGTGGATCGCCATGTCCACGGCTGCCTGACGGGCCTCCGGGGTCGCCAGGTCGGAGTTCTCGTCCAGCATCCGCTGGTCGGTACGGGCGTCGATCTCCTCCTTGATCGGCTTGGCGCCGAGGATGGCGTTGATGAGTTCCACCCCGCTGCCGTAGCCGAACATCCCAGCCGCCATGTCGGGGTCAATACCGCCTTCCTGCACCATCCCGTACTTGCCGTACTTGAGGCTGGCTGGGTCGAACCCCGCCGGCATGATCGCACGCACCTTGGCGAGATCAAGCTTGAACGCGCCCGTGGCCGCCGTCACCTCCCCGGTGTCCGTGCGGATCGTCCCCTTCTTCAGGAACTCCATCGCCCGGTACACAGGCTCCAACTGCACCTGCGCCGAAACCTCCTCGCGGATCTCCTTGCGGGCGCGGTCGTGCTTGGATTGAATCTCGCGCAGGTACTTGCTCTGGGCGTTGCTGTACCACTGCAACTCCTTGAGCGTGGCCTTCGTGAGTTCAGACGTTGCCGCGTCGGTCGCTTCTTGCTCAAGGATCTTGAGGGCAGCCCATTCAGCATCAGGCATCCCGCTCTGTTCCTGCGTCTCAAACATCACCTTCATCCCACGCACGGCCTGGGCGCGGGCAATCTGCTCGTCGGTCGCCAGCATGCGGTCCATGACGAGCCGGATCTCGCTACTCATCATCGGCAGGTCACGACCAAACTGCGCCTTGTACGTCGCGTTCAACTCGTCGCGGATTGACTTGTACACGCGCTTCAACCAAGCGGCGAACTGGTTGAACAGCGACTGCATCTCCACGCTCGGCGCCTTGCCCTCGTGCAGGTAAATCTCGAACGAGTACGCGAACTGCTCGTGGTACTGGCGCTGCTGGTCGATGGTCAGGCTCGACCACTTCGCCAAACGTTCCGCCGGCGTAGCTCCCTCAATCCCGAACCACGCGAGCAGCGCATCCATGTCCGCCTTCGTCTGCTCCGGCGCGGTGGCGCTGCGGGCGATGTCTGCGAGAATGGTCAGGTAGAAGTGAGCCGTCTCGTGCGCAAATGTGCTGAAGTCACGCCCCTCCCGGAGCGTGGTCATCAGCTTGGCTGGGTCGAAGTCGCCACGTGGGGCGCGGGCCGCTTGGAATAGCGGAAGGCCAGACTCCAACTTCTTGACCATCTCGGGCGTGACGGGGAAGCCGGGCTGATTTCCAATGACAGTCGCTCCGGTAGGTGCTTCGCCACGACCAAGTTCCTGCCGTTCCATAATGGCCGTTAGGCGTTCTGCTTCGGTCCAATCACCTCTCCGTTCCGCAGCCATGATTTCATCGTTGGTGACACGACGCTCAGTAGCCATTGCTACCTGCACCAGCTTCCCGCCGCCGTACTTCCTCAGGAGCTTGGTGACTGCTATGGGTACGAGTTCGTCGTAGAACTTTCGCATACCCTTGCCGCCAACCTTTAGGCCGTCGCCAGTAATGGAACCGCCATCCTGCTCCATAATTTGATCGGCGATTTCTTCTGGCAACACTTCGTATAGGCGCTTGTTCAAATGCTGCTGACCACCTACTGAAGTAGATCCAGTAACCGTTCCAGACTTGTCAACTTGCAAAGCGAAGTCATTACCGTCGATTGGCGTAATGGTGACGCGCTTTGCTGCACGACCCGTGGTGTCACCTACCCACTCAATCTTTTCGACCTGCTTGCTCAGGTCATATCGATCCGCGCTCTGCTTCCCGTTGATAAACGCTACGCGGTCGTAGTTGCCCTGCGTAGCCTCAAGCATGATGTGCTTCAGCGCAAGGGCTAGCCAGCCGTCCGTAGTTTCAACGAACGGCGCACGTGGAATAACTGCCTCGTTGATCTTTTTGTTGTATGCCTCTTCAGCGCGCTCAACACGCTCATATGCGTCTGCTTGTGCTTCGGTGTTTGGAACCGATGCTGCAAGTTCCGCCTGAGCCGCAGCGAGTTCATCAATGATTGCCTGTCGGTCAACAACTGCCGGAACAAACCCGATTTTTCGCCCGGCCTGTCCCCAGTCGCTTTGAATCTCCTCAACAAACAGCACGCGCTTGCCGTCCGCATCGACGCGGTCGTTCAGTCGGAAGTGGACGAGGACGTTCGGCTGGTCCCAGTGGCTGCTCTTGAACCCTTGCTGTTCGCGCTCACGAATACGACGCTCCGCTCGCAATGCTTCTATTTGAACGTTGAGATTCTGGAACTTCTCAAGGTCGTTCAACCACCCACGGTTTTCGACAAATGACCTGAAATCACCACCAACGTCATCAATCCATGCATTGATTTCTGGTTGCCATTCAGCCTTGCTCGGATGATCCTTGAGCCATTGGAACATTGTAAATGGACTTGGCATTCCTTCAACGGCGCCAGAAATGATGCGAACAAATTCACCTACGTTAGATTCGTATGGCTCTTGCTGTTTTCGCAGTTCTAGTTGTCTGTCTTGTATGTCTTCCGCAGTTTCACTAGCGATCTGCTGGGCTTCCATAAGTGGGAATCCAGCAGCGACCAATTCGTTGTATCGCGCTTGCTCTGCTGCCCTTGATGTAATTACCGAAGGCAGCGTAATCAACACCTCGCGGTAGTTATCGCCACCAGGAAGTGTGTATTGACCGAACTTCGTCCTAGTACCGAGCTGCACGCGCTCCACACGCACGCCGTTGGTCTCGAGGAACTTGGCCACAGACTCTTTCGTGACCTTGCCATCCTGCATTGCGAGCCAGTCCTTCAGCCCGCTCCAGACAACTTCTTTGTCCTTGATTTCACCCTTGTTGACAAGTGACTGAATGACCTGCCCCCACCCGGACGGCGCAAGGCTCTTGGCGTCGATTGCATCGACTGCCTTGGCGAGCGCGGAGTAGAAGCCTGGGCTGACAGGAGCCTGCTCAAACACCTTGGGGCTCGTGATGTCGAAGCGGCGAGACAGCGGGACGACGTTGCCGGACTCGTCGCGGGTGACGGGGTCGGCGAGTTTGACTTGGGACGGGTCGCGAACGGCGATACCGACCGTCTCGCCGTCAGCCTCTGTGGTGCGGAAACCGTCAAAGCCCTCGCGCCACAACTTCTCTACCAGCCACCATTGATCGGTGTAGGTAACGAGGTTTGACAAACCCGTATTGCCATACTTGACGCTGGTTCCCTGTGGACCACTAATCTCAAATTCCTGATGGGTCAAACCCTCATCCCTAGCCTCTTGAGTCAATCGGCGATACAACGCTAAATGCTCTGGATTTGATTCAGGGCTGAACATGTTGTCAATGCGCAACTTGACGCGCATGACACGCGGCTCACCTTCTCCGGTGCGATCCAAGTACTCACTCGCATATTCGCGGTTCGGCGAGAAATACAGTGCTGGTCCCCAGTTGTATGTATCGCCATACTTGAACGCCGAGAAGTCCTCTGCATCCGTACCGTGGAATGCCTCAATCCGATATCCCTGCGCATACGCAGCTTGGTCCACCATGTATGCAGCTTGGTCTATGTCATCACGCTGAACGGCATCAAGATAAAAGGCATCACGTCGTTGAATTGCTGTTGGCCGTTCCTTCTCGCGCTGTCGGACCAGAGCGAGCAATGGATGCTGGCCGCGTCTACCCATTTCACTTGGGAGCGAAGTAGATCCTCCACCCCGGCTTGACACACCGGCCACGCGGTTTTTGGCATCTTGGTCCAACAAGTCATCAACTTCCTCTTCCGTCACAAGACCGAAAAGGTTGACTTCCTCTATCAGTTCGCGTGCATAGATTTCATTTCTGATGTACTGATTCATCGCTCTGCGCAGAGCAACACCATCAACTTTAGGTATTTGTGCCGCCTGCTCAAACACTTTGGGACTCGTGATGTCGAAGCGGCGAGACAGCGGGACGACGTTGCCAGCCTCGTCGTACACAACCGGGTCGGCAGACTTCACCTGTTCCGGTCGCGTGGCGACGTAGAACGTAGAGAGATATTGTTCCGTATTGCGAAGCGTGTCGATGTTCTGCCGAGACATCGTTTCTAGATCGCCTTCAAGGATCCCCTCAATGCTCAACTCGCCTTCGCGCCATGTTGGATCGAACTGTGACTTTACGTTTTCAATCTTTCCGGGATTGAGATAAAGATCCATTCGTCGGCCATACCAACCTTCCGGCGAACTGGTCAACCAGATGCCAGGTCCGGACTTGCCGCGTTGAATATCAAAGGTTGTAAACGGCTGTTCCGATTCGGTGAAGTGATACACGGGAATTGTGTACCCGGCCGCCATCGCAGCCTCGTCCACCATGCGCTGCGCCGTCGCCATGTCGCCGCGCTCAACGGCGTCGAGGTAGTTGGCGTCGATGCGGGAGGCTTGTTGCAACGCCGCAGACTGCCGCAAGACATCGCCGTTACGCCGCAAACGCTCACGCATTGTTGCGAGACGTGCTTCGTGGGCTTCTAGTGCAGCAAACGCTTCGCGTCCAAGTTCCTCGTCTGTGACTTCGGGACGAGGAGACATTTGCGTCAGCATGGCAAAGTCGCCGCTAGTGCGAATGTATTCGCCAAGTTGTTGCGTGGTATAACCCTCTTGCCTTGCTAGGGTTGCCGCTTGCCGCATCAATTCTTCCACGCCGTATCCGGTCGTAATCTGTGGTTCTACCTCTCCGCCAAAGGGACTGATGGTTTCCTCGCCACCAGACGGATCGTCTTCTTCCACCTCGCGCTTGTCCAACTCCGTTTCTAGCGCGTCAAGATCCGACTGGATTGCTCCGACCTCGTATGCGTAGTCGGCTAGTTCGCGCACCTCAGAGTCGGTCAATTGCGCAATCAGTTCCGGTCTCACGGCCTGCTCAAGCGGCTGCCCCTCCTGCACCGCCTGGGGTCCGCGAACGCGGTACGGATACCGCTCGTAGAACTGCTCAGGCGTAATGCCCATACGCGCAGCCTGCGTCACGGCGAGGTCGCGGAACAGCTCGGCATTGGCGCGGACTTCAATGTCCTGCATGCCCGTCTGGCGCAACTGATCGGCTACGGTCGTCTCTACTTTCTGGGCAGACTCCACAAACGCGGCGTCTGCTTCCTGCCGCTCGGCCAGAGCAGCCTGGGCTTCCTGGCGCAACGCATCGCGCTTACGGCTGAACTCCTGTGCCTGCGCAACGCTCATAGCCTCCGGGCTCAAGCGAACGTGCGGGCGAAGCGCGTCACCAAGGGGCGTGCCGGCGAGCCGAGCACCGTAGACCGACGTGGGGATCGTCACGTCGCCGCCATTCTCAAGGGCGTTGCGCAACTGCTCGCGGATGCCTGGGATCGACTGCTCCAACTGTTCGGCGCTCAGGCCGCTCTGCGCGAGAACTTGGGCCGCAGCCTCGGCCTCAACGTAAACCGTGTCGGCAGTCGTACCCTTGGCCTGCCGGGCGAGGAAACCCTCGTAGGCGTCGAGGTTGCGCTTGGGGAGCTTGCCGTCCTTCTTGGCTGCGTCGAGGCCGTCGAAGAACTCCTGCTGCTTGGCAGCGACGTCTGCACGCTTGACATCAACGACGAAGTTTGCGGTCGGGCCGATACCACCCAACACGAGGCTGCCTTGGAATCCTGCAATGCCAGCGTCAACCAGCCGCGTCATTGCATCCTTGAATGACGTTTCGCTGTCGATACCGTCCATTGCTTTGGCAATTTCCTCGCTGGCGATTGCCACGAGTTCCTGACCAACTTCCTCAGCGGTGTTTGTGCCAACCTGTTTGGTGTATTCCTTGCCTGCAATCGCCATTGCTGCGCGAGTAGTTGGCTTGGCAATAGCCGCATCGACACTTTCCTTTATGAACTTTGTTGCCAAAGTCTTGAACGGACCAGCAGCGATCTTGGCGCCGGCCAGTTCAATGATGCCGTTCAGCAACCCGCCAGTCAGGGCGGCATATTGAGCCGTGTCTGGATCAACGCCCTCGTTGACCATATCGCGGTACAGGTTTCCTGCCTCAGTCTGCGTCGTGGTTGCCATGAGGCCGCCGGCACCAAACGAAACAAACCCGGCTGCTGCACCCTTTGGACCAAGAACAGCACCACCAGCAGCAGCTCCGGCAAGAGCGGTAGTTCCGACAGACCTAGCCGTTGCCAACTGTTGGGCGACAACCTCTGCCGTCATTCTCACGATGCCGCCTGATGGGATCGATCCAAGACGCTTATCAAGAAACTCAAGGCGTGCAACGTCAGCTGGCGTTGCCGAACCAAACATCTGCCGAGATGCTAATTCGCCACGTTCAACAATCAATGTCCCACGCTCCGCGCCACCGACAATGTCAGCCTGTGGCTTGAAACCAAAGAACCAATTCGGTGCATCCAGAACTGATGCGACCGTGTCGAACAGACTCGACGTCTTGTTCAACGAGTCCAGATCGTCGTGCGCCTGCGCTGCGAACACTGGGTCAAGCAGCGACTGCGCAAGGCGCGGGTTGTTCTGCAACATACCACTGCGTTGCACGCTGGCAATCATCGACCGCCGACGCAGTTCGTCCATGTTTCGCAAGCCCAAATCCTGACCAATGCCTAGAGGCTTGCCCAGTTTCGTCGCCTCGGCGGCTTGGTCTGGATTGATGCCCATGACAGCTGACAACGATCCAATAGCCGGCGGTTGCGACAAGGCTCGCATAGATGGCGCCAATTCCATGAATGGGTTGTCAGGCTGCGCGACGGGCTGCGCAGGCTTCTGATACATGCTGGAAGCGATTTCAAGGAACGGGTTGACTTCCGTCGGCGTTTCTTCGTTCTGCATTATGGGTTTGCCTTCTGTCGGCGCTGGTACTCAAGGTACATAGTCGCCATGTTGGCCTGATTGACAGCTTGTCCGTTGGCTTGCAATGCCGTACGAATCTGTGCCTGCGTCTCAGTTGGAATCTCGGCCACGATGTCGGCGTATGCCTCAGATGCCTGTTCTGGTGTCATGGCTGCGATGACATTGCTTTCTCCGTACTCGTCAAACGCACGGTCCAGCAACAACGTGTCAATGACGTGCTGCTTCTCATCACGGTTGAGCGACCTACCAAGGCGCGTCTGCTCGTACGAGATGGCTTGCTTGACGTTGTCGCGGAACAGCAGGCTTGCACGCA